ATAAACAGTATGGCGTCTTCTGAAGCCATAGATTACATGCAAGCTCTTGGGTATCAGTTTGATGCCGTAGGGTTAAAAGCATATAAATCATCCATGGAAACCACATCTTTATCCCAGGCGATAAAGTATGTAAAAGATACAATTACAACACAATGGGCTGGAATTTTCCAGGCTATATTTGGTGATACAGAAAAAGCAACTAAATTGTGGTCCGATGTTGCTTCGGAACTCGATGAAATTTTTGTTGCACCCTTTAGAAATTTAAGAGCAGTTATTGATAACTGGTCCGAACTTACTGAGGGTGGCGCAGAAGACTTCAGATCAACAATATTCACTATCATAGAAGTCATTGGAAAATTCAAGAAGACAGTTGCTGAAGGATTTGCTAAAGTGTTTGGAGGAACAACTCAAAATACTTTACAAGCCATCACATTAAAACTTAAAAATTTCTTTGAAACTTTACGAGACAACGAAACTCTGTGGAAGGCTGTTGGAGCTGTTTCCAAAATCATAGCCTCGGCTTTGAAAATATATGGCAAAGTAATGTCTACAATATTCAAAATAGCTACAAAGTTGTTTACAGCATTGGAGCCCGTGTTTGAAATAATTGTAGAAATACTTGATATGGTTGCTGACGGGCTTATATGGCTCATCAACACGATAGATGAACTCGGAATTCTTGACGGTCTTGTTAAAGGCATCGCCACAGCACTCGGTTGGCTTGCAAAAGGAATCAAGAACGTTATAAATTGGATAAAAGGAAAAGTTGACCTTGAAAAAGTAACCAACGGACTTGCAAAAGCCATTGATTGGTTAAAGAGAGGTCTCGACTGGATCATAAAGAATATTAAGAAAGCTGCAAACGCTGTAAAAGATTGGTGGCAACAGAGCGGAATAGCTCAAAGAGTCACAGAAAGTTTCGCCAAAGCTGTTGATAGCGTAAAGAGTTTCTTCAGTGGATTTAAGAAATCTTCTGATGAAGTTTCTGAAGGCATGGAGCAAATTGGCGAGACAAGCGTCGAAGCAGCAGAAGGAGTTGAGACATTTACTGAAGCTGGCGAAGAAGCAGCAAACAAGATGTCATTCCTTGAAAAACTGAAAATAGCGTTCAAGACCATTGGTAACTTCTTTGTTACAGTGTGGAATGGTCTTAAATCATTTTTAATCGACACTGGCTTTTTAAACAAAGTCGGAACTGCTTTGAGTGGTCTTTGGAGTGTCATCAAACAAATAGTAGGCCCGTTATGGGAATCTATAAAGAAATGGCTCGAAAGTGTTAAACAGCTTGCGGATGAAGATCCCGAAGAGGCTGTTAAAAAGATAGGTAAAGCAATTGCCGCTATCATAGGGATACTTTTGATGTTCAAAATAACGTCTATTGTATCGGCAGCGCAGTGGTCTCTTGAAGAGATAGCAAAAATGTTTAAGGCGTTTAGAAAGAAAATCCTGGCTGAGCGATGGAAACTTCTTGCCGGAGCTTTACTTATCATAACAATTTCGATATTCATTCTCACAATGGCTATAAACAACATGGCTGACATTGATTATAAGTCTGCTTGGAAAGCTCTTGTGGCTATTCTCGGCATTCTTACTGTTTATGCGGCTGTGTTGATGGCTATGAATTCACAAGTTTTCAAGAAAAATGCGGCGTCTAGTCTGAGAATGCTCGGACTTATGGTCGGTTTGTCAATAGGTATTTCTGCTTTTGTGAAAGCGTTTAATAAAGTGCTTGATAGCACAAAAGGGAAAACGTGGAATGATATAGCCAAAGCGGGAACAGTTATATTAGCTATTGGCGGATTGCTTATTGGTATAATCGCTGTAACGTTTAAGAAAGTAGAAAGAAAAGGATTTTTCAAAGGCGAACTTGTTAAAGGTCCTGGTATGTTTGCTTTCTTAAGAACAATGCTTTTCGTATGGTTGTTCTGCAAGACAGTTCTTTGGTTTACAGACAAACTTACAGCCGGCGATATCATTTGGAAGCTTTTGAAGGCTGGAACAGTCGTGGTTGCAATATTTGTTGTATTAGCAGCCATATATACTGCTATTTCTGACATGATAATCGTCAAACAAAAAGATAAAAAGAACGTTATTGAAATGGGATCGTTCATGATGGGTGTTGCTGTTTCAGTAATGGTTTGTAGTCTGGCATTAAAACTTATAGCTAGTTTGAATTTAACAGTTCCTCAAATATTAAAAGCTGGTGTTACGACGCTCGCCTTGTATACTGCTATAGCAATAATTGTCGGGGCGATGCAATGGATCACGAAAGTAATAACAAAAGGAAGAGTTAGAACAACTGCTATAAAGATATCTTCGTCGATGATGGCTATAGCCGTATCAATGCTTGCGACAATTTGGGCCCTCAAAATATTAGCTAATACAACGCTCACAATAGATGAAATCTGGAGAATCGGAAAATTTGTATTAGCCGTATATGGAATCGTTGGTATTTTGGCAATTGCATTGGCATTGACGTCAAAGAAAATAGGATTTAGTATAGGCCCTGGGGGAGCCAAGTTCGTTGGAGCAAGATCCCCTGTGGCTTCTGCAATAAGAGCAATAACCGCCAGTGTATTTATGGCCGTTTTAGCCATATATTTACTGGATGCGTTTACTCTCAATGATTTCTGGGATGCTTATAAGAAATTTGCATATATATTAGGATTTATATCCGCTTGTATTGTGCTGATACAATTGACGGGAAAGAAGAATGACGGTAAGGCTGCTCTTAGAACAGTTATATCGTTGATTTCTGCTATAGTGGCATCGATGGTTGTGGTAATAGGGTTAAGCTATCTACCTTGGTGGACTTTGCCCGCCTCAATCGGTGTGCTTTTGTTGTTTACGAGCACGCTTGCATTGATTAATATAATCATTGCAAAAGCAAATAAGGTTGCTAGTATAACTGTAAAGCAAGCCACAGCTCTTCTCGTTACAGTTGGCGCCATCGCTGCTATGATGGCAGTCACAATAGCTTCGTTCCTTGTGATAAAGCATTTCGGAAAAGACGTAGACACTCAAACATGGATCACATTTGGTATCGTGTTTGGAATAGCTATCGGCGTTATTATCGGAATGGTTTTCATCATAAAGCATTTGCTTAAAACATTAAAAAACGAAAAAATAACAAAAACAAACATTAAAAATTTAATGCCTTTGATAGGCATAATGGGTATTATGGTCGCAATTTTTGGCGCCATAGAAGGTTTGGTTGTCATAGCAACCCTCTTACCGTTAAATAAGATGCTTTCTGCTTTAGCAGCTTTCGGCATCGTTTCTGCGGTGATGGTTGGAATGATATTTGCTATGAAATTCTTGATAAATAAAAGTAAGAAAATAAAAGCTAAAGACATTATAAATTTGTATAAGTTAGTCGGCGTTATGGGCACTATGATCGGAGCCATACTTTTGGCTCTGGGTGGCATTGCCGTAGCTTTACAATATTTGATATATCTTGATAGCAAAGGAAATCTGTGGAAAGCCGTATTGGTTGCTTTGGCACTAATCGGAATGATAGAGGCTTCTTTGTTAGGTTTGGCGGGTATTTCCAAACTTGTAAAAGGCCTCGGTGGATATTTCAAGATTTTGGCCATGGTCCCTGTGATGTTGGCTTTGACATCTGTGTTGCTTGTTATGGCAACGGTTGTGTCCGTTATCGAGACATTTACTATTAGTTGGAGAACTATTGGTGTGCTGGGTGCAGCAGCCGCAGTCATGGTTGGCGTGATACTCATACTCACAATATTATCTCATTTCATGAGAAGCGGAAAATTTGCGCTTGCCCTTTTGGGTCTTGCCGTTGTTGCTTTGACAATTGGCATTATAGCGCAATCGCTCACAGCTATATCAAAAATAGAAGATCCTTGGACTGCTTTCAAGGTTTTAGCAGCAACCATAGGTGTAATAACACTCGTGCTGCTTTTGTTCTCAATTTTGGCCGCTATTCCTGGCTTTGGTCAAGCTGGCGTTGCAATAGGTATACTTGCTGTTTTAGCTATAGCTGCTGCAGCATATGTACTGGCAATGGCTTTGGAAATTTTGTCGGGATGTATAGGCGATTTGGTAGACGGTATTAACAGTTTTGTAAATAACGTAGTTGCTGCCGCTAGAGAATTTGGACAAGCTATAAACGAGTTCCTTCACGGGATGGCTGAAACTATAGTGTATTTATTAGACGGAGTTTTAACGTCGATCACAAATTTCCTTGACAAGTCGGCGGATGTGTTTGACAAAGTAGCAACAACAATAGTCACATCTGTAGAAGATTTGCTTAAAGCATTTTCGGAATTTTTACAGGATATTGTCGACATTGGTAAAGAACTTGACGGCACGATCATTGGAAACTTGTTCGCATTAGCTGGAGCAATAGCAACTCTGTCCGCTTCAGAATTGTTAGCAAGCTTGGCTGGTTTGACAAGTAGCTTAGCAGACTTCGCAGGAGCTTTAATAGACGTTGGTAGTGCAATAGCGAAAGACGGACAAAAAGTTTTCGAATTTTTAGGTCGCGCTATAGATGAATTCGGTGACCAATTGTTTGGTAACGAACAAGAGGAAGAACTTGAAATAATTGAAAGAAGAATAGAGCTCATTGAGAGATTGACAAAAGCTATAGAAGAATACAATGAAGCCACAAAAGACAATCCTGAAATGGGAATGAAGATGTGGGATGCTACGTTTGGTCAATCTGCTTATATCAACGCTAACACGGGAGGCATAATGAGTAGTCTTGGAGAAAAAGCTTTAAATGTCGGAAAGGCAGCTCTAAATATGTCTCCTGTAGGTCAAGTAGTGACGCTTGTAACGAATAACGAGTTCACATTGACTGATGCATTAACGTACGGGTATGATGCGGTGAGGTCCATTGGTAATACAGTGGCTGATGCCGCCAAATCTGCCGCAAGTACGGTTGGCGGTTGGTTCAAGAGCGTATTTACTTGATGACAAAATATGGGAAACGATAGATTATATTTATAGTTTGTCGTTTCCCTTGACTTTAAAAATTCAAAATGGAGGAGTGTCATGATAAATAAAGTAAAAGTAGTAAATAGTTATGGCGACGAACTCGTCATGACACTTACTAAGCCGCAACTTTCTGGTTATGCCATAACAAATATATCTGGTCTCGGTCCTATGGATACAGATATTAAGCAGGTGCAAATGGTTTCTGGTAGAAAATACAAATATGTCGCCGGATTTCATAAGCAACGTGATATAGGATTTACCATCGTTTACTACGATTGGAATGATTTATATTTAACTGTCGAAGAATTACGAAATAGACTCTATTCGTTTTTCAAGAACAACGATAAAGTCAAATTATATTTCGAGAAAGATACAACCATATACGCTATCGAGGGATGGGTCTCGAAGCATGAACCCATGATTTTTGGGACAACATCATGCGGCGTTAGTATAAACGTTACATGCCCCGATCCTTGGTTTAGAAAAAATGACATTGATTATGTTGATAAAGTATATTCGACATACAACAATGCTCATGTTATATATGAAGGAAACATTTCTACAGGTTTCAAAGTCATAACTGAAAATGACGTAAGGAATTATTGTGGAAAGCAGCTTTCATTAAGATCATACTTTGAAAAGGCAAATATTGAGCGTTACTTTTTGGTGAATGTACCGAACAAGTATAACGATCAGCACATATCGATTGATAGTCTATACATAGACTTGATGTCGGACACTATAAGTGTCTATACAAAACACAATGATTCTCACGGTTTAGTTCCTCAACTCGTGTATGCACGAGATGCTGCGAATGATTATAATCATGACTTCTTCTACTCGTTTGATAGTAAAATAGCACTTAAAATGTGCGGAGAAAACTATTACGGAGATTTTGGAACAGAAGTCGACGGACTTAGATACCATCCTGTGAGATACGTAACTGACCAAAACATATACTGTGACGGTCCTGAGGGATTTAAAAACTTTATAAACAACTATTTCACAAAAGTGAAAATTGCAGCAAACAGTGGGATAGAAACTGCAGAGGACATTATAACACGTCCTATACGAGCTGGAGGAGGACAAGAAGATAATTTATTTGCCTTATTCGGAGACAAAGAAATCATTCCCAGTCATTCGGGTTTGTTAGGTTTCAAAATACTCCAATTTGACAAGGACAATAGTTACCGTTCGAGTCCTTATATGCAGCCGACGTATTATAATGGATGGATCGATGCTACAAGCATATCAAAACGACAGGAGCTTCCCGAGATTTTTCCCGGCGATAATGTGATATCTTTGGACGTTAACCCGGGATCGACGCCCTTAGATTACATTATTGAATACAACACACTCTATAGGGGGTTGTAAAATGGAAGCATACATGAACATATATGTTGCCAGTTTCAAACCAATGGAACTGGATTATTACAGTTATATAGGCGACGAGTATAAAAACACAAGTTTCAACTTGGATAGTATTCCGGAGTCTGATCATATTGTTTCTTGGTGGTATGAATTACGAAAAAAGAACGGAGATTTATATTTTCGTTTAAACCAAAAAATAAAAAATTATACCATTCCGGCTGGTACAACAGTGTTTTTACACAATTATGTTTCCAGTTACGAAGAAACAAAAATAAAAGTGCCTATTGGCTATGTCATAATTTCTAAAAAAATATATTTCGATTTCAAACCGGGATTAAACGTTGACCAATATGACGAAGAATTCCAAGACGGAACATGGTATAAGCTTGGAGACTGGAATATAGACAATGTTAGATATTCTACATTGGACGATATGAAGAAAATTCTTTGTTATGATGAATTACGGTTCCCGATTGTTGGAGATGAAACAGAACCGTATTACAACGGGCTTTACATAGATTTACAATCTAATGATAAGCACGTGTATGTTTCTGTAGATCCGACAGACAGAAATGCAAGCGTCGCTCCGTATCGGTTTATTACCGAAGGAGTATACTCTGATTACATATCATTTCAATGGTATGATAATCTTTACGAACCTGGAAAATTCACATTAACTTTGCCTGCTACTCAAGAGGCTATAGATCTTTTCTTGGAAGATAGATATTTGCTTATTGGTAGTTCTGACAGAGCAATGATGATCGAAAAAGTCGTATTTAATAACAATCTTAAGCAAGATGGGTATATTCTTCAGGTAACGGGTCGTTCATTAGAAGCTGTCCTTGAACGAAGAGTCGCCTTTCCTGGTCAAGGTTTGAATACAAACGAATACAAAGGCGAATCCGGAATGATAAAAGCTATTTATGATCTTGTCGATCATTTCTTTATTCATCCGGAAGAAATTGCCGTGACTTCGTCAGACGGAAACAAATATTTCTATTATCCTGAAAGAAAAGTGCCGTTTATAACACTTCCTCCGGAAGAGGAACGATACTATTCGTCGGATAATCCGAAATATATTAAGCGTCCTTTTAGATCATCGGTTAACAAATCTGTTTCAAAAGAAAATTTGCTTGTCATTATAAACGATTTGTGCAAAAAAGAGCAATTGGGATTCAAAATAATCCCGAAGCAGCCGTATGACTTTTCACTGGCCACAGTGTGGGAGTTTTCGTTATACACAGGAGAAGATAAAAGCTATGAAAGAGCTGATAAGTCAAAATCATTGTTATTATTCTCTCCGGTGCTCAAAAATGTGGAATCTGTTGCAACAACAAAAGATTCTACTAATTACAGAAATGTTATATTCTGCGGCGTCGAAAAAGAAAGCGATGGCTATATAGATTTAACAGCAAACACTTCTTCGGCTTTAAATTACCAAACCGGGATTGAAATCTTCGATAAAATCAATTCCGGAGCCACATCGTTAATCACCGGTGTCAAAGACCAGCTTGTTACAAAACTTGAAAATTCGGAAATAAGTTACACAGGTGTTTTGTTTTTAGCAATAGCTGCTTCTTTTAAAGACAAGGCTTATCAACAGACGGTCTTATCAATTGAAGAAGTTGGTGTGCAAAGAACTAAAATATTTGTGCAAGTAAGTGGCGAGAGTGATGATAGCTATTCCAATAGTGATAGTGTCATCAAAATAAAGGTTCGTATGCTCAAATCAAAGAGCATCATTGGAGACCTCATCGATAGATTGTTAAAAGCCGATAGTTATAAAGACGATTATTTATCTTTTGTTCTTACCGGAAAACCTGTTGCATTTGAAGATAATGGTGTAACCACATATTGGCGAGAATTAACATTGCTTCCTACACTTGGAGAAAAGCCTGATATTTTAGGTATATACGGACAAAGATGGAATCCGAATACTGGTGAAGAAGGCGCATGGGAAGATGTATCGTTATTTATGGACGAGGAGAAAAAGCTCAATGATTCGTCTTTGAATGTTACATACAGATCCGAGAATGATGTTAGCTTTGGTGAAATGTGGGCAGATGGTATAGGACACACTGTCAGTAGTGACGTGGTATTGCCTTTACGAGACTATCTCGGAAAAGAAGTTGAAGGCGATAATCATGGACATAACACGCTTAATTTCAGATTCGTTGAATACGGCGTGAATGGAGAATCAATACCGATTATATCTTATCCGTCTGATTATATTTCTTTTGACAGAGCTAAAAACATCAAAATAACATTCCGGCATAACTATGCTGAAAAAGAAGGCGTAAAGCTGAAAGAAACAGGCATGTTTATGCTTTCGGATGTGAGTAAGTTGGTCGAAGTTCCTGGTATGGACAAAGCCGAATATCAAACATTCAAAACTTCAACAGGTTTCGGTTGGTTTACTCTTCCTATATTAAAACAAGCCAATGCAGATCTCAACAACACGACTTTCTCGAAATTGTCGATGCTTAAAAAGTCTGCTATACAGGCTTGGTTTAAAACTTTTGACAAATATACTTCTGAGAACACACAGTTGAGATGGCTTTGTCAAGAATATAAGAATAATTCTGATAGTGTTGGTATTGATCGTAGAGAAGTATTTGTCGATCAGTCAAATGACGAAAACCAGGAATGGAATGCTTCTGCCATAAACCAGTGGAAGTCAAACACTAAGGTCATCCAAACTAATGAAGAAGATGATGAAGAAACTGACGAAGAAATTAACGAAAGACTTATGGAGACCGCTAGAAAAAGAAGCGGTGACTACATAAGAAATCGAAAAGTTGACGCCAGTTTTGATACCACAAATTATGAATATTTATCTGACAAGCCTAATGGATATAATCTTGGCGACATAATTCAAATAGACGATGGCTGGGATAATCTGGAAAGATGCTGCATAAACGGAGTAGTTCTGTCTGTTGACACATCTAGCGGATTCAAAATCGTCCCGTCGTTTGAAAAGTATGAGCCTATTCCTAAAGAATTTAAGAAGCTTGATTATTTGCAGGTCGCAAATATGATTCTTCCTGCAAAATTCAATAGACAGTTTAACGTTGCCACGGAAGCAACAGAACTCAATCTTCCTAGCAATGTATATTTCTCAGGTGAAGACGATGAAGAACAGGAAAAAGTAGGCGCAATAGACACAATATACAGAGAAGTGACAGGTGTCACGACTGACATTGAATGTGAATTGCAATACGTACAGAAAACCGTAATATCTGGAGAAGAACCTGAACCACTGTCTTCTGTGTTTGCTTTGATATCCGCAATAGGATCACAAACTACCGAAACTGGATATCCCGATAACAAAGGTCTTGTATCATTACCGTTTGCGTTAGTCAGCACAAGATATTCTTCACCGTTCTACTTCATGACGAACGTTGGCGAGGAAGGACTTGACACAGAAGATAATCGTAAACTGTTCTATTACATGAATAATCAGATAGATTTGACATTTGTCGAAGAATCTGGAAATAAGATTACTGTTAAGAACGAGTATCGTTCCGGGGTTGGCCTTGTAGGTAGATATGTTGACTCTAACGGAGCTATTCAGCATGATAACATGCAGGACTATATTTTCATGTCTAATTATGACGCCAAACGGCACAAATATTTCATAAACGACATCGAGTATGATTATGCCAAATATACAGAAAATGACACGCATGTAGATATGGACAAGAAAATATATTATGCATCGGTCAAAGAAGATGATACCGTGATTTCTAAAAGACCGTTGGTTAGAGGTTGGTATCTGGATAAAGCTAATTTTGTCAACTATTTAAACGTTGATATTTGCTTTGTTGATGCTATGACGAACGTCGAGCATTCTGGTGAATCTGTAATAATAAAAGGAAGAAGTAATACTTTTGACACTTGTTTAGCACAAAATATTAAACCTAACTATAGTGGTATTACGGTTAAAATAGATAGAAACTATTGGGGTCAAGATAATTACAGATATTCGTTTGCTAAAAATGATTTGCCTCATGAAAATAACATAGTTCTTGGAGGGGCAGCCTGTTATATTTTCGATCATCGAGAAAAAATACAGGATTACACTCTGAGATTTTACAATTATGGTACTGTTGAACAAAACAATACCATGATAGATGAAAGGGAAGCGTCCGATAGTGAATACAGGCCTTTGGCAGATTCTTGTCCTAAAGCTTGTGACACTAATAATGGTGTAAGAATCTATGGAAGCATAAAAATATATGAGACCATAAACACTGGAAGACAAATTGGTCTTCAAAAACAAAAAACTATTTACACCATACCCAATGACGAAAGAACTTATAGTAAAGTTTGTTGTCCTAGCAACGACAACATAGAAATTCATAATAGATATGGTTTTGAAATACCGCCAAAATTTGGTGAAGAAGACATTTTAGCATTCTACCCGGATCCGTCAACTCGTAAACTTGTTCATGAATATGTCCCCGTAAGATATACAGAAGGCGGTGACGACATAGAGAAAGAAGAAGAATATGGGCTGTATGATATGGTAGAAGGACTTTTTATACCCATTAACTGGGGTAACAACGAAAGTGCAACATTTATAGAAGCTGGAGGCGAAACAAAGAATGAGTAACAAGATTTACAACATTTTAAAGTGGGTGGCATTGATCGCATTACCTGCTTTAAGCACATTTATTTTCGCTTTGTCCAATTTCTGGGGCTTTGATTCTACGGAGGTGATAGGCACTATTGCCGCATTAGAAACTTTTCTCGGCTCCTTAATTGGAGTTAGCACATATCAGTACAATAAAAATCAAAATAACAAAACTGAGGAGGAAAACAACAATGACAGACAATGAACTGGTCATCAGAGCCGGCAAGGTCGGTTCCAAAATCATCGTCAAGACGGGTGAGGACGAATTCCTTTTCGCGGTCGTGACGGACGGTGAAGGCAAAGTCACCATTCAGGACAAGAACGGCAACAACATCGGCGACGGCGGCTACATCAAGCCCGACGGCGGTATTCCCGACACAGATCTCTCCGAAGGCGTTCAGGCGTCTCTCGGCAAGGCGGACACGGCGTATCAGAAACCTTCCGGAGGTATCGCGACCGACGATCTTTCCGAAGGCGTCACCGGTTCTCTCGGCAAGGCCGACAGTGCTCTTCAGCCCGGTACGCTTCCTACGACACCGGCAACAACGGGAACCGTTCTGGCTCTCACGTACAATCCCACGACTCAGGAATACGCATGGGTGGAGGTTCTCGTTCCCACCGAATAAGCCTTCAAAGAAATTCAAAGGAGGTATAATCTCGAATGTCTACTCCGATAGACGGTTGGCACAGTAGAACAGTAAAACCGAGCGAATTTATATTAATTCGTGGAGGTAGTGGATCCGATAACTTCATGATGAATATATCGGATTCCCAAAGAGTCAACAAAAACCAAGCCAATTTTGCTTTCCTTTTTGGAGAGAGGAGTGAAATTCGTCCGGGGGCGTCTGGTTCAGGCGCCTTCGGAGGTAAAATATACATCGGTGATGGCATCTTAAGGTATAAGAATGATAGTGGCGAACCCGAGGATGCTTATTACGGTGGTGAAAACTCCTATGGCTTTGGCTACAAAGTTTGGGTATATGGCAAACAGTTGTTTGCTGGAGGATATAATATCACAGCCTATGCTAGGGAAAGTATAGTATGGGGTGACAACATAACAATCAATTGTGATCCGAGCAAGGTAAATTCTGGAGACAACAACTCTACAAACAATGTCGGTGTTGCAGTACTTGGACGCGGAATCACGATCGGATACCATGGCGATGCCTTCATGGTCACTGGGAAACAACATTCCATAGGAACCGGATTATTCTGCAGTAATATATCCGGTGAACACATGATTATCGGAAACAATTGCAAATGGATAAATATTGCAGGCGGTGGTAACAGTTCCGATGGCTGGCAGACAGTAGGCGATAATTGCGAAGATTTAACCATTTTTGGTTATAGCAATGTTGCAGAAAAATACACGACTGACAGTTTTGTTTCTGGTTACAAAAACGTAATACACAATTATTCTGATTCTTATCAGACTGGTAAGCAACAATATATTTATATTTTAGGCCATGAAAATGAGATAGCAAACAATAGTTCTAATTATAGGAACAAAAACATTTATATTTTTGGTAATAATTGTTTATTAACTCATGGTCATTCAGACGGCGTTTATATATTCGGTCATCATCTTTTCGCAGTTAATAGTGAGGCTTCAGAAGTAATTAAATTCGGATGCTATAATCTAGATTGGGGTAGAAGTGATTCTACTCCTAGTCAAAGAGCACTTATAGAAGTTGGATGCGGCACTTCTCAAACAAGAGCTACTGATTTTGTATTAACAAAAACTCATTCACTTTTTGTTGGTTATATGACCGGTGGTGATGGCCACAAAATAGATTCTGGTCATAACTTTGAAGATGGTATAATAACCGGTTATAAAAACAAAGTTGGTAAAATTAATGCTTATGGTTGTTCTATGTTTGGTTCGTATAACACTATGTATAGTGGTTCGACCGATCGTGATACATCATACGAATATTGTGGAATAATCGGAGCACATAATGAAATACAGTTGAGTTCTGGCGTCGGTATAATGCTATTCGGATACTATTTAAGAGCCACCGATACAAAACAAACTATCGTCGGTCGTTACAATGACTATTCGAGTGCTGCTTATACAAACGCTATATTCGCTGTGGGTACCGGTTCTGCCAACAATAGCAGAGCTACGATGTTCTCCGTCTTTGATGATGGAATTAAAATCGGAACTAACAAAATAACTCCTTCGGATGCTTCGCATGTACCGGAAATTCCGAATAAACTTGACAAAACTACTACAGGTAGCAAGAAGCAAGTTTATGGTGTGAATGCGTCGAACCAGCAAACCATGTATGAAGTGTCTGATGGCACTGGTGGTCATGCTGGAAAAGAAGGAAAAATTTACGAGATGCCCACAGGTGGTATCCCGGCGAACGATTTGGGGTTCAGCATTCCTGGGACAACGTTATATAGACACACGATTAATTTTAGGATGCATGACCAATATTGGGAATACAGACTTGAAGAAAGTAATGTTTATGCGTATGTAACATTGGTTATTATAAATAGTAGTAATACTAGTTATACATTAAATGATATAAGAAATGATATTATCGTTACTGGTATGTATAATGAAATAGTAGAATGCTTTGCACAAATATATAGATATGATGACTCTTATTATTGTAACGCAAGATTTATTCTTGGCGAACATGATAATTTGCATTCCAGAGTCCATAACTATGGAATTTTGTTAGAACATTATGACGTAGATGTTCCTGGTGTAGTCACCGGTGTTGATTGGCTTGCACCTGCTAGTCAATTGGTTACAAATCATGGAGCCATCGAGTTCCATGATTTAACATCTTGTGATGTAGAAAACTTCACAGACACAGTAACATCTCTGTAAAAAAAAAAAAAAAAAAGAAAGGAAGTCTTTTTATGTGGAAACGAATGATAATTGAGGCATCGGTATGTCTGGTGTCTGGTTTTGTTGGAAAATTGGCATATGAATGCTCGTCGAAGCCTGACGGGTATTTATATTTGGATAAAGAAACGAAAAAAGTATATGCGGTCTTGAATAAAGACCCTGATAAATACAAAAATGGTTCCAGACTTGTCTTTGTATTTAAGGCATAAAACCTTCTTTGATACTGCGCCAATAGATCTGCTTTTATAATGGTAGGTCAAATATGATAAAATAGAAAGGAAGGACACCCAAATGGCAAAGACAAAGAACCAAGCACTTATCCATCAAAGCACGCAAATTTCAACCATCTTAACCCAGCTTGAAAACACTATCTCAACTACGGCACCTGATGACCCCAAACACAAACAAGCATTTGAGGAGTATATGAAGCTCCTCGACCTTGATCATAGGAATATGATCGAAACCCGCAAACTCGACGTCGAAGAACGGCGTCAAAAATTCACCGAAAACAACGAAACGGAAAAGCTGGCAATCGAGTCAGCAAAGCTCAACCTTGACTCGGAAAAACTGAGTCTCGACAGACAAAAATTCGACTATCAAAAGTCGATCGAAGATCCGAATGGATCTGGCACCATTTCGGCCAAAATTCAGGCCGATCAACTCCGTCAAGAACGGAAATACAAACGTCTCGAAACCGTCCTGAGATTCCTGGGCGGAATCGGAACCGTACTTTGTGGTCTCGGAACCACAATCTACACCATCGACGCGGGCAATAAGCTCGCAGCAGCCTGTATAGATTATGAGGACCGTGGGTCCTTCAAATCCTATACCGCGAAAACCCTCATCGGAGATTTTCTGAAAAGAAAGCCCCGGCACTGAGCAAAAGTTGAGGAGTTGTTTAATACAGCTCCTCTTCTTTTTGCGCGTAGAATACAACTATATTAATGGAGAGAAAACCAAAATTTGAAAAGAGATTAAAATGATAGCCACATTTATTTTGCACGAACATCTTTCTAAATCCTATCAAGAAAAAAGGATAAAGGAAGTGATCGATTATGAAAAATCCGGAATCATTACTTCTTCTGGCAAAAAAATATTTTTTTCTTCAGAAGAAAAGAGGGAGGCTAAGTAAACAGCTTAGCTTCTTTTTTGCGCGAAATTCTCAGCCTGTTTAATGGAAGACAAAAACCACTACTAAATATTTTTAAAGGAGAAACACCATGAAAAACGCAGCCGTCATCGCCGCAAGAATTGAAAAAAATTCGAAGGAGATGCGCGAGATCAATTCTCGTATTGCCGACTATGAGGAAAAACTCAAAAACCCCAAACTCGGCTTGAAAGAATGTCGTGATCTCAGCGCCGCACGAATTTATTCGTTCCAGCGGTTCGATGAGCTTCAGCGCAAAAATGCTGAGCTCCAGAGAAAACTCGCCGTAGCGGGTTGCTGACCAAAATTAAGAAGCAGTTTAAAACCTAGCAAACACTGCTTCTTGATTTTTCTGGATGCGCGAAAAATACCCAGTGCTTTATGAAACCGAGAGGGCCGTAACAAGGCTCTTTATTTTTTAAAGAAAGGAGGAAGAAACGTGACATCGACAAAATGGCTTAGTGGTTTCGCAATTTTTGGTACCGTATTTACGGCCGTTACCACCTCAATAGGCACACAAAAAGCCACTAAAAAGATTAAAAAGAAAACCGAAGAAAAAGGATCGCCATTAACCAAAAAAGAAAAATTCAAAGCGGCTAGTATACATTATATTATCCCTTTGATTTCATTTTTGGGAACCACCGCATGCATTCTTTGCGCCGAAAAGATAAACGCGAAAACAATCGCGGGGTTGTCTGCAACAGTTATAGCTCTGAAAAAAACGTACAAAAAGTATGAGCAAGCTGTAAAAGATGTTTTCGGCGTAGAGGGAGAAGCTCTTGTCAAACAGCAAGCTTTATTAACTGAACTCGAAGATAAGACTGTTCCGGAGATGGAGGAGTTGTATTATATCGGGTACGGATATGATGACTACTTCAAAGCGAAACCGTCAGATATCGAGCGAGCCGAATACCTTTTAAACAAAAACATTCGTTCCGGGTATACAGTTTCCGTCGCAGATTTCTTTGACGTGGTTGGATTGGAACCGACAAACGAGTCCATAGAATATGGATGGTCTTTGTATGATCTTACGAAAGATCAGTATAAAGATGACGTATTCGATAGGGCGTGGCTTGAAATTCAGTTCAACACGATCGATTGCGACGGTGATCATCCTGCATGTGAAATCGGATTTTCTATTCCGCCAAGCGACAATTTCATTGAACACTATAGGTGGTTCAAAGATGACTCACAATCCCGTATTTTGTCTTGAATTATATACGTAGTCTGGTCAGCTATTTATATTTTTCAAGATTAAAATAAAAAAACAAAGAAAGGACAAAAGAAAAATGCCTACGAAAAACAAAAAAGAAACCGAAACCAAAAAGGACGACTACCTCAAGCCGGCGTCGCTTTGTACGTCGGACGAACTTCAGAACCAGAAGAAAGAACTCGACTGCTGTCCCTCGGAACCAGATACCGACATGGACGCAAGAGACTGCAAAGCCGAGAGAAAAGAATCGGAAACGACCAATCCGAAGCAGAAGAAGCCTCGTTCCGAAACCTGGTATCTCACCAAGGAAGTTCGCAAGCTGAACAAGACCATGGAGCGAATTCTCCGGCAGCTCGAAACGGCAAATACGATCAGCATCCTCAGCGCCTCCGGCGGCCTCCACTTCGAGGAGGGCGTGCAGGAGGTCATCAAACTGAACGGCACCTACGAAAAGTTCCTCAAGGAAAACGCCCAGAGGATTTTCGAAGAAAAACACAAGAAAGGAGATGAGGAGGAATGATGAACATTATTCACCTCGTATGCGTGTGGGGCGGTGCGATTCTGACCGCGGCTGGTGTGATCACCGGTATTCCGGTCCAGAAGCGTGAAATCGCAGAGGCTGCGACCAAAGCCGCTGCAAACGCCGTCACCAAAGCTCTCGGCGACGCCGCAGTGTAAAACAAAGGAGATGCCTATAAGATGAAGATCACCAGATCTTTGTTTTATAAAAATCAGCCCGCTCTCATGCTGGGGGCGGGTCTGACCGGCATCGTCACGACCGTGTTTCTTGCAATAAAAGGACACGGCAAGGCGATTGAGCATATGAACTGGGACGATGGCGGAGAACTTTATAAAACAAACAAAAAGGGAAAACGAGTTATCCGGAAAGGATACTGGATCAAAAAGACGTGGAAATTTTATATTCCCACGATGGTCGTCGGTTCTTTATCCGTGTGTTGCCTCGTTGCTTCCTACAGTATCAATCAGCGTCGCAATGCGGCACTGGCGAGTTCTTTGGCAATTTCCGAAGCGGCAATGACAAACTATCAGAAGCATGTCGTTGATGCCATCGGAGAAGAAGCCGAAAGAGGTATCAGAGACTCGTTTGAAAAAAGTGAGATCGCGAAAGCAGAGCAGGCCCAAAGAAGATTATCCGAAAAGGAAGAAATCAGATATCTCGAAGGAGATGGGACCGTAAACTGCTATGAAGCGACAACTCAAAGAAAGTTTTGGGCTTCGAAAGAAGACATAAAAAGAGCAGTAAACAATTTGAACCAAGAAAGACTGACCGGCATCGGTACGTATGTAACACTGAACGATTTTTATCGTGAGTTAAACCTTACGTCAACGACTATCGGCGATCTTCTTGGCTGGAATCTTGACACTCCTGTGGAGGTGTCTATTTCCGCGATTGAAGATAACGGTATCCCGTGTCTCTACATCAAACCTATGAATCTCAAAAGAGTGTGAGGAGGTGAATAGACATGGGTGAAGAAAAACGTAAAGCTCAGAAAGTCGTCAAAGATGATGTAACAATTTCCAATGCGAAGAAAGTAAGAGACGCATTCATCCAGAAGGATGCCAACACAGTAAAAAACTTCGCGATCTTTGATGTTCTGATTCCGTCCATCAAGAGAACGATCTATGATCTCGTTACGAGAATCATGAGTGTTTCTTTGTATGGCGGCGAAAGCAAAAATACGAATACTACCGGTACAACATATATTGGTTATGGAGGCGTGGATTATTCCAGACCTTATCAACCTGTGAGCTATGGAAATAGTAGTCTGAAACCCGTTGGTGGTCAACCAAGGTCGCCTATTTCATCGACGGGATATGATTATGAGAACTGGGTGTTTTCTAGTAGAGGAGACGTGGAAGCAGTTCTCAATCAGTTGACAGACATTATTTACGATTATGGAGCAGTTTCCATCGTCGATCTTTACGACAGTGTTGGAAAAACTGCCCCTTACACAGCGGAGAATTTTGGATGGAAATCCATGAACGGATGTGAACCGAAACTTTGTCAAGGCGGTTGGAGACTGTCGATGACTAAGCCTGTACCGATAACAAAATAATAAAAAATCACTAAAATTCCGTGGAAAACGATGGAAATGTGATATATTTTAATTTCATATAGAAGATTTAATAATATATAAAAATATTTTATTAAATTTTTCATCGTTTTTCACGACAATTTGAAAATCTTTAGAAAGGACAAAGTTCATGAATTGGACACAGATCTTCAACGCCAGCAAGATGTTTTTGACGAAGAATTCTCCGTATATTCTTACTGGCGCAGGAGCCGTAGCCGTAACAGCAGGCTCCGTGGTTTTGGCTAAAAAGGCCAAAAATTCGAAAGACACTGTTGATGTGATTGAGAACGACAAAATTGTCGAACTTCATAATCATCTTGACAGTGTTGAAATCAGCGAAAAAGACATGAAGAAAACTCTCGCAAAAGCATACGTACGCAGAGCGTTCAATTATGCGAGATATTATGCTGCCCCGGTTCTTCTCATCACGGGTGGTATCATGTGTATGGTAAGTGCCACATTAATTCAGACGAAACGTTTGAAAATTATGTCGGCGTCTTATACGGCCATGGCCGCAGCGTTCAACGAGTATCGCGAGAGAGTGAAAAAAGTCGTCGGTGAAGAAAAAGAAAAAGATATTTTCGACGGCATAGAAAGAGATGAGAATGGGAACATCGTGAAAGTCGGAAAGCCGGTTACGTCGGCTTATTCCGAAAATACACAGACATTTTCAAGACTTTTTGGCGACGGTGAATCGAGATATTGGGAAAAAGAATCGAGTCTCAATGTTTTGTTTATTACCGGTGCCGAAGCAAATCTGAATGCTAAGCTTCGTTCGAAAGGCTTCGTCACATTGAATGAAGTTTGGCAGGAACTCGGCTTCACCAACTTTACCGAGGAAGGGATGTATTTGGGTTGGCGTTATATTTACAAAGACCCGAATTACGGAAGCACATATATCACTCTCGGACTTTCCGGTCCGAAAAACAGTGATAAACGTGCGGAACTTTCTCGTTCGTGGAGAGAAGAAATCTGGATCGATTTGATTCCTCCGCACTCTTTGATCGGAAAAATCCCGAAAGAAAAACCCGTATCGGTCGAGGAGAAAAAGAGAATCAAAAGCATGAGATACAGAATGGGTTTGAACAATGAATGAAAAAATTCTTTGCGCTGCATCGGTGACGCTTGGTATCGGTATTGGGCTTTATATCGGTAACAAACACGGTTACAAAAAGGGTATGAAAAAGCTCGATTCGGAGGTTGAATCGGTAAAATCGTCTTTAAAAAGCTATTATGAGAAGAAAATGAACGAAAATAAAACGGAAAATAGCGATAATAAAACGACGATTATCAATAATAAAGGTGAAATTATTGATATTCCTCCTACGATCGTCAACACAGTAGAGGAGGTCGACCCGAGAAAAGATCCGCACGAATTAAACGTGTCTGAGAAAGAATCTCGGGCTCGATTTCCGAGAGTTGTTAAAACCGTACCTGATGATGCAGTAATCCATTATGACAAAAGAAAAATGCCCCCCACAGCGGTAAACACTCCCGATGGATATCCGGATCCCAATGACAAAAAGGCTTTGCCGTATCTAATCCGAAAGGAAGATTATGGCGAATTCGATGACTGGGACACTCGGGAATTTATATTCTGGGAGTGTGGAACAGTTACGACAGACGACACCGTTTGCGAACAGGTTTCTCCGTCGTTGCTCATGAGACTTTTACCCGAAAAATGGCCGTCATTCTTCGATTGGAGTAAAGACGGCGAGTATGCTGACGAAATCTTCTTCCGTAACAATCAAGAACAAGTTGATATTCAAATCGTAAAAGATAGAAGAAAGTACAGAGATTGGCTTGAAGAAGTATTTCCTGGAAGGGCAGAAGAAGAATTCGGATAACCCATGAACCCCTACACACATGCCGATTATTTCGAATGGTTGTGTAGCATTGTTGGCGCCGAACAAACCGGACAATTTTGTCAATACAGAAATTTGTTAACACGATTGTTTCAAACACCGTTTTACATAAGTAGACCGATGGATGACAATCGTGCATCGAATGGAGTTCTTCTAAGATATTACTTTGAAACAAACAGGTACGACTATGCATCTAATGATGTTGCTCCGTATCATTTCGAAGGAAACTTTTATGAAGAAACCAAAGGCGAACCATGCTCTTTATTAGAGATGTTGATATCTTTTGCAAAACAAATAGACACTCAATATCTTCATTCCAACACGCCACGAATATTTGTTTGGTTTTGGATAATGATAGAGAGCATGGGTTTGGCAAACATGTTTGATAATTATTGGATTCCGGAAGATCCGAACAGTGAAGTAGAAATGATATTGGAAGCGTTCAATAAAAATGCTATAGAGTATCGTGATGGGTACTTCACTCCGACAGTGTTATTATTTCCTATAAGAAACATTGATCGGTATCAGAATTTAACTACGTTGTGGGATCAACTTCAAGTTTGGTTTAACCAAAACGAGCAATCGTTGGAAAGTTTAAACCCTGGACAATTTATTGAAATTTTTATGCGTAACCATGAGCGCATTTAAAAGAAAGGAGAGAAATATGACGTTGACTATCTTGGTAAAAGACGGTAATGGCCTCATCACCCGTCTCATGAGAGAAAACCTCGCGTTACATTTCGTATGCGGGGCTCTTTTGACCGCGACAGTCATGCTCTGTGGAAGTTGCGTTAACTACGCGAATACCATTGAGAATCTTGAGCGCAAACTCAAGAAAAACGGTGACAAAGGAGTAAAATAACCCATGGATTTCATCCAGCCGGCAACAAGGTCGTTGAGAGGTGGCGGCATTGAGGTGTATCCAAAATTTCTTATTTGCCCAACAAAAGATCTGATGATCAGAGGCCGAGATTTTTATGCGGTTTGGCTCGAGGATCAAAATAGATGGACGACGGAAGAGTACGACGTTGTATCAGCTATTGATAATGTCTTGAGAAAAAAAGCAGAAGAGCTCGGAGCCACATCTGTTGCTTGGATGTGGGACGCAGATACAAAATCCATTGATAAATGGCACTACTACTGCACCAAGCAACAGCATGATAATTGGGTCATGTTGGATAGCAAATTAATGTTCTCAAATCAAGAAGTTAAAAGAGAGGATTATGTAACTAAATGTTTGCCGTATGAATTGCAAGATGGACCGACTGATTCGTACGAAGAACTGATGTCTACATTATATTCTCCTATTGAGAAACAGAAATTTGAATGGATGGTGGGATCTATTCTATCAGGAGATTCTCGAACTAGAGACAAGTGCTTCGTGTTCTTTGGAGCACCAGGAACAGGTAAATCGACAGCTTTGAATATTGTTGAATCTTTATTTCCTGGATATTGCCAAGCATTTTCATCGAAGATTCTTGTTGACAAATCGGGTACTTTTCCGTTGGAACAGTTCAAAACAAATCCGTTGGTGGCGATAGATAGGGATGGAAACTTATCAGGAGTAACAGAAAACTCTGTTCTTAATGCGTTGATATCGCATGAACCTGTTATGGTTAACGAAAAACATAAAGCGATGTATCAAGCATCGTTTCAATCATGCCTGCTGATTGCCACAAACACGCCGGTAAAAATCACAGATAGCCATTCTGGATTGCTGAGACGAATCGTAGATATTAACCCGACTGGTAACAAAGTTGGCTACACCAAATATTATAAATTGGTGTCGAATATTAACTACGAACTGGGCGCAATAGCCTATAAATGTCTCAAGTTTTATAAAGAAAATGAGCACATGTTTGACGATTATGAAGCAAGGAGCATGATGGCTTTGTCCAACGACTTTTATGACTTTATGATCGACATGTTTCATGAGTTTGCGGAGACAAACGAAACGACATTGGCGTATGCATATAAGAGATACCTCGAATACTGCACAAATGCTAATGTTAATCCTATGAAAAAACGTGAATTCAAAACAGAACTGAAATCTTATTTCTCAGTGTTTACTGAAAGACAAGGAGACAAATGGTATTTATATACCGGTTTCTTGAAAAATAAGTTTAACACGGCTTTGAGTACGATCAACAAAAAAGAGTCGTCTGAGGAAAAAGATAATTGGCTCAAATTCAACAAAACTAGATCATTGTTTGATGACTTGATGGGTGACTGCCCGGCGCAATACACAACCACACAAGGTACACCAAAAAAGAAATGGGAAAACGTTAAAACGACGCTTTCTGAAATAGACACCAAACAACTTCATTTTGTCAAAATCCCCGAAAACTACATCGTTATAGATTTTGATCTTGTCGACGAGAATGGCAACAAGAGTCTCGAGAAAAACTTAGAGGCTGCATCAAAGTATCCTGAGACGTATGCAGAATTGAGTAAATCCGGTCAAGGCATCCATTTACATTATATTTATGCCGGAGACGTGACTAAGTTAAGTCATTATATCGAAGATAAGATTGAGATCAAAACTTTCACGGGAAATTCCAGCTTGAGGCGAAAACTCACGAAATGCAACGACATTCCGATAAAACAAATCAGTTGGAACTTACCCATAAGAGGAGACACAAGCGTGCTTCAATCAAGCGAAGTAAAAACGGAACAACATTTGCGATGCTTGATAAAGAAGTGTTTGCAAAAAGAGTACGGTTCAACAACTTGCAACATGGATTTTATATCCAAACTGCTTGACGATGCCTACAACAAAGTCGGTTTCAAATACGACGTAAGTGACTTATCGCAAGCCGTATTAACTTTTGCGGCAAATTCCACGAATCAAGCGCCGAAAAACATCCTTACATTTTCGAAAATGAAATTCAAGTCGAAAGACTTTGAGGAACCTGACGGCGTTGTCAACAATCCGAAAAGTGTTGACATGTCGGCTCCGATAGTGTTTTTTGATGTTGAAGTTCTGCCGAATTTGTTTTTGGTTTGCTACAAAGAACAAGGAGAGGGTAAACCAATTCATAAATTGTTCAACCCTACTCCGGAAGTAGTACGAGATTTATGTAAATTCAGACTGATAGGCTTTAACAACAGGCGTTATGACAATCATATGCTTTATGCCCGTTTAATTGGGTGGTCGGAAAACGAGATATATAGATTGTCGCACAGCATCATAGTTGATAAATCGAAAAATGCATTCTTTGGTCAGGCCTACAATCTGTCTTACACAGATATTTATGATTTCGCATCGGCACCTAACAAGATGTCGTTGAAGAAATGGGAAATCGAACTTGGTCTTCATCATCAAGAATTCAACTGGGACTGGAACGAACCGCTTCCGGCTGATAGATGGGAAGATCTTGCAAAATATTGTTGCAACGACGTTGATGCAACTGAAAAAGTATTCAATCATTTGGCGGAAGATTGGTTAGCTAGACAAATCTTGGCTAAGTTAACTAATATGACCGTTAATGATACGACCAACAACCTCACAGCAAAATTTATATTTGGGGATGATAAGAATCCGCAAGCCGATTTCAACTACAGAAAAATGGGAGAAGTTCCTGAAGGTTGTACAAACTCTGTTATAACCAAAGAAAACATATTCTTCCCTAAAGTAGGAGATCCTGAATGGAACAAATTCGACGAAAGCGGAAGATGTTGGTTCCCCGGATACAAATTCGAATACGGGAAATCTTTGTATAGAGGCGAAGATCCTAAAGAAGGCGGCTATGTGTATGCTGAACCCGGTATACATTTGATGGTCGCTTTACTGGATATTGCGTCTCAGCATCCGTCGACAATCATAGCAGAAGAGTTGTTCGGAAAATATACAAAGAGATATGAAGATATGGTCACCATGAGAATACTGATAAAGCATGGTGAGCTTGCGAAAGCAGCAAAAATGTTTGACGGAGCATTGGCGGAATATCTTAAGGACGAAAACATTGCTAAGGGACTCGCTGCGGCGTTAAAAACAGCAATAAACGCCGTTTATGGATTGACATTTGCACATTTTGCCAATCCGTTTAAAGATCCCCGGAACGTGGATAACCTTGTCGCAAAACGTGGCGCGTTGTTCATGATCAATCTCAAGCATGAGGTTCAGGAAAGAGGATACACCGTTGCTCATATCAAAACAGACTCGATTAAGATTCCGAATGCAACTCCGGAAATTATTGAGTTTGTTAAAGATTACGGGAAGGCATACGGTTATAACTTCGAGCACGAAGCAACGTATGATCGCATGTGTCTCGTAAACGACTCTGTCTATATCGCAAAATATGCATCGAAAGAAGATTGCATATCTATATATGGATATTCTCCGAAAGAGAATGAAAAACATGGTGGCGAATGGACAGCAACGGGAGCGCAATTCCAGCAGCCGTATGTATTCAAGAAGTGCTTTACAAAAGAGCCTATTGATATATACGATATGGCCGAAACAAAACAATCGCAAACGACCATGTGGTTGGATATGTCGCCCACTCCTTGGGTGGAAGACCATAAGACCGATGATTTTGCGTTCGTCGGAAAAATTGGTCAGTTCACTCCAGTCAAAAATGGCGGAGGCTTTGCAGTTAGAGAAGCCACTGCGACAGATGGAACTATTAAGTATGACAGCGTAAATGGAACAAAAGGTCATCGCTGGAGAGAAACTGAAGAGTTCCTCGAACACGGAGGCACAATAGACGATATTGATGTCTCTTACTACAATGAGCTGGTCGATAAGGCGATCGATCAGATTAACACGTATGGCGATTACTACGCCTTCGTCGCCTAAAAATTTTTTGAAAAGGAAGCTTCAAACCATGGAAAAAAGAAAATTCATCGAAGATCTCGTCATTCAGAACGCGCGTCTCATTCACAAAAACTTCGAAGGTCGTCCCGGTCAGTATAACCGTCAGGGCGACAAAGGGTTCTCCGTCGTGATCGATCCGTCGGCGGTCGATGAGCTCACCAAAGAGGGATGGGGCATCAGAGAGCTCCCGCCTCGTGCCGATATCGAAGGATCCACTTCGCTTTTCTTCATCCCCGTCCGCGTCAACTTCGACGGGCCGCGTCAGCCGGACGTCTTTCTCGCCACAAAGAACGGCCTCGTTCGTCTCGACAAGGAAACCATCAGTACGCTCGACCATGCCGACATCGTGAACGTCGATCTGACGATCCACGCCCATCCCTGGGAAAACAACGGCAAGAGCGGCGTCAAGGCGTATCTGAGAAATCTGTACGTCACCATCCGCGAAGATCCGCTCGCTACGAAATACGAGCAGATGTACGCAGAGCAGCCGGCTGAGCAATGATCGTTCTGAGAGATGACCAGATTGAAGCCGTAAACAAATTACGCAATGGTAACATATTGCGTGGAAACGTTGGAAGCGGTAAAAGTCTAGTCTCTCTCGCCTATTACTACAAAGTCAATGGTGGCAGTATAATAAACGGAATGATGACGAGTAGACTCAAAGATCCGATGGACCTAGTGATTATAACCACAGCAAAAAAGCGGGATCTTCACGAATGGGACACTGAATTAAGAGGCTCTATTCATATGTCTGAGTTCCGAGAGGGGAATTTATATTCCAATAATGTCACCATTGACTCTTGGAATAACATCGGTAAGTATGTCGATGTGAAGAATTCATTCTTTATATTCGACGAACAAAGACTTGTCGGGAGTGGCGCATGGGTGAAATCGTTCTACAAGATTGCGAGAAACAATCAGTGGATTTTGCTATCTGCCACTCCTGGCGACAAATGGGAAGATTACGTTCCTGTGTTCATTGCGAACGGGTTTTATAGGAATAAGACTGAGTTTAAAAATGAGCACATGATATTTGATTACCATGTTCATTATCCAAAAGTTTTAGGATATCTAGGAGAAAAAAAGCTTCGCCGACTCCGTGACCAAATACTTGTCAATATGGAGTATAACAATTATACAGTGCAGCATCACGAAACCATTGTTGTGCCGTATGATAGGGATCTGTATAGACAAGTTATAAGAACAAGAGTATCACCGTTTGCAACCATGAAGATATTCAAAAATGTTATACCGAAACCGATCGAAAACGCTAGTGAATTTTGCTCCATTTTAAGAAGAATAACAAACAGTAGCCGAGAACGTATGGATACTGTAAACAAGATATGTGCTTCTTTTGATAGAGTAATTATATTTTACAACTTCGATTTCGAGTTAGAAGCGCTTAGAAAAAACGATTGGGGCGACAAAGAATTTGCCGAATATAACGGTCATAAGCATGAGAATTGTCCGACTGGTGATAAATGGGTTTATGTCGTGCAGTATAACGCCGGAAATGAGGCATGGAACTGCATAACAACGAACTGCATGATATTCTATTCTGAAAACTATTCGTATCGTATTATGACGCAGGCTGCTGGACGGATTGACAGATCCAATACAAGATATGTCGATCTGTATTACTGGCATATACGTACCACGTCTAACATCGATATCCAAATCATGAAGGCCTTGAATAATAAGAAGCAATTCAACGAGTCTGCCTACTACAGAAGGCTAATCAAGAATGATTCTATTAAGAAAGGGCTCGCTGCTTAAAAGAAAGGAAGAAAAATATGCCTGCAGGAATTTTCAACGACAGAGGAGTTTGTGGATGTTCCGAGGAAAGATCCACCGCTATTGGCACGCTGCATGTCGGTACACCGAAGGATATCCCCGGTGTTCATCTCATGTTCAGTGACATGAGAGCACATATCGATTTGAACATGGAGAAACTCAAGAAAATCGAAAAGACACTGGCCGGAAAAGTCGGATGCGAAGAGGTATGCGACGCCGAGCACAAGCCTTTTCCTATGCCGCATGAGTGCGACATCAAATCGAATTTCGACGTGCTCAAGACAAAGCTTGCCGAGCAAACCGATCTGATCAACTGCCTGTTCACGTATCTCGGAATCGACGAGTGCGCCAACATTTGAGCGCGCGAAAAAACCAGGTTGTATAATGGACACACAGATATAATGTTTTGTCAAAAGCGATTTACCGCGCCAGGATTGGCCGGGGGCAAGCGCCACTAATTGAGATTTCTGTACGAAATCCCCCACACATAGATGGCGATGACCCCCGGGTCCTTGCGGATCGATACGACAACTCAGACAATCTGTGTGTCTTCAATTTTCTGTCCGCGCGAAAAAACCAGGTTGTTTAATGGCAGACAAAAATAAACGAAAGGAAGGAAACCAAAAATGCCTGAGAACGAAACGCTCGAACTCACCGTCAACCCCTCCACCGAGGAGGAAGTCACCGACCCCGAACTGGAGTCGCTCATCGCCGCCGAAACTCCGGCGCCGACCGCACCCGTCTACACCTTTACCGAGGAGGAGATGCAGCGTGGGAAGAGAAAGAAGAAGAAAGCCATCCGCACCGCCGCCGTCTGTGGCGGAATCGGAGGTTTTCTCGCCGGACTCTTCTACGCGAGACGTCTCCAGCCCCGTATGGAGGAGTATCGTGCGTACCGGCGTCAGAAGAAAGCGGAGCAGCGCTCCAAGGGAGGATTCTTCTCCCGCTGGCGGAAAAACCGTGAATCCGTCGCCGATCCGGACATCGAGATCCAGCCGAACGAAGACTGAGTCTCGCCAACAAGGTCTAGGCCAATCAGAGAAATCTGGTTGGCTTAGATTTTCTTGGGCGACTAGCTCAGATGGTTAGAGCTACCGGCTCATAACCGGTTGGTCCTGGGTTCGAGTCCCCGGTCGCCCACCAAGACCCTTTCCATCTGGGTCTCTCCTTGTAACACACCTTGTTCTGTGGTATAGGTTAAACAGATAAATCTCGTAGCCCGATAGCACTAGTTGGACTGTGTGTGAAGTTGATAGTCAGCCCTGACTATGATACTAAAAGTGCTTGGAACACATGAGTTGGCAGACCGGAAAGACGGTCATCGCTTAAATGGAAAGGTAGCTCAGCGGTAGAGCGGACCCCGGACTCCAGGTCTTGTCGTAGGTTCAAATCCCACCCTTTCCACCACCGCTAACATTCCGGAATGTGGCGGAAAGTCCTATGTGAACGGACTTAATATAGTTCACTCGGATGCGGTGGTAACGCTACGCATCTTAAACATGTGTTTGCAACGACGCGAAAACTATTTTTTCGGTAATTCCGTTAGCGTCGCCATAGCCGGATGAAGAAGAACCGATGAAAAAACATGCCGCCCCTTGCGGGATTGATCGCCCGCATATACCTTGGGGAGTTGTCGGAAACGATCTATGAGTGCGTGACTCGCGTAAATCGCACCTTATAAGACGACTAGAGACTAGCGGCAAAGTCAACACTTAAAACTGGTTTGGAGCAATGAGACAACGAACGGCGAGGCGCTATCGTGGCGGTAAACGATCCCGCCGGGGCGAACCGATCGTTAAAGATTGAGCAATGAAGAGCTAGGGAAAAAAGATTGGCACGTGCAGTTTTAAATGTGATGTTATGCACGAAATGCAGAATAAAAACCTTCCAGCGTTCGGCTGCATCATGACGGAGGCAAACTTGCATTCCGTTATCCGGCGTTAGCGCAATGGAGCGTTAAGGAAAAATCGTGTGGAGTTTTCATAACTGAGGTTCTCCGCACCACATGCTTCCGGGCCTGCGCTGTCGGCTCGGGCGAAAAAGCTCTCCCGGCGTACTTCTCGGGCAGCCCCCTTTGTTACTTCAAAACAGGGATATGGCGCTCGGCTTGCCGGATCACACGATGACAGCGAAAAGGGTGCCAAAGAAGCTAGTGACAGATAAGGGCGTTTGCGGTTAACGTAGTTGCTCAGTCACTGTAGGCGCTTTGGGTAAATGGTAAATCAAAACCAGCCCTTTAAATATTATGCCGGAATAGCTCAGTAGGTAGAGCAGTTGATTTGTAATCAACAGGTTCTGGGTTCGAGTCCCAGTTCCGGCTCCATATATAAAACTTGGTGCCAAGACGTGCTGTGAACAGCCAGACCCGTTTCTCCCTGGCTGCGACTAAAGCACAGGAAAAAGGTTAAATGGGATAAGAACCAGCCTGGTTTAAATATTTTGTGAAAAAAGAAAGGAAAAAATGAAAATGGGCGACAACGAAATCACCAAAAACCACGACGAACAGAAAAAACTCCTCACGGAAGGTCTCCTCACGGTCCTCAAAACCGATACCGGAAAGAACGCTCCGGAAGAAAACAAGTCGAAGGTTATCCAAGCCGGAATCACGATCACGAAAATTCTGGCCGTCCGATACGCAGAGATGTGCGAAGAAAAAGGACTCAAAAAACCTGACGACGAGTATATTCCCAGCGAGTTTCAGGAAACCGTCATCGAGCTTATGGCGATGTTCCCGCAACTCGTGTATGATCACGTCTGGGATATTTTCGAAGACGAAGAAGAGGAACCGGCGGATGACAGAGTCCATGCCGTGATCGGAGAGGGAATCGACAAGGCCTTCGAATACGTCGGGAAACGTCTCGACGAAATCGTCAAGTCCAAGGAAACCAAAACCAACTGATTTTTTCGGGTGCTGAGAATGAATAAAGTTCACACAACGGCGGATCCACCGGTAAATTGTGGCTTGTCGTGAAATACGGCGAGTTGGTTAGTCTCACTAGGCAGCTATTTGATGAGCTGTATGGAGGAAACCTAGCATCAGTTAAATGGTGTTTGATTAACAGCCCGATTACAAAAAATGAAAGGAAGACACGAAAATGGATAACGAAAACAAAGAAAAAATGGATGACGAACTGAAAGAAAAAATCGCCGATACCCTCGCAGATATTCTGGCACACGTCACCTATCAACACGTATACTTACTGTGTCTGGAAATGGGTCTCCACAAAAAATATCCGGACATGTCCAAATTTCTCGACATTGTTGCCGAGTTATCGAAAGCATATGTCATGAACATGTTTTCTTTTCAAGAAAAACTCGGTGATGGGCTTACCACCGAAGAAAAAGTTTCGAAAGCGAGTACAATGGCTGATGAAGTTTGCAAAACTTCTATCAGAACCATACTATTCGTCAATTGAAAGACTTCGAACGGAGTTGTTGAAAAACACAGCTCCGTTTCTTTTTTAACGAAAGGAAGAAAAATGCTTTACGCTATCACATGCTTTTTCTGTGGTTTTAAATTCGAAGCCACAGATAAAGAAATTAACGATGCTCGTTTCATTGACGATTTTTATAACGGGATAATCCGTTGTCCAAAATGCAAAAACATTCATAGCAAATTGTTACACAAACAAATAATAAAAGGAATGGTTGTTGATTTTAAAATCAAGGAGGAAAAGATTGATGATCAAAGTCAAAGATATTCCTTGGACGGCGGTGGATGCAATCTGTGCAGAACACGAATGCAAAAACTGCCCACTCCGAGACGTTGAGACAAACAAATGTATGCCGTATAAAAACAGCTTCTCAGAACGAGAAGTTGATGGCATAGACAAATATATTCTTGATCATGATCCGCATGGGTATTTGTTTGTGGATCAGATAATTAAAAAAGAAAGGCAATAACTATGGTATTAAAAATTATTTACATATCTATGGTTTTAATATTGCTTTTCTTTGATATGACTGTAATAGCAATAGATTGCTATAAAAAGAGACGAGCCAAAAAGAAAATAAAAAAGATAGGGGACTTTACATTAAAAGAGTTTGCTTTGTTATGTGAAAAGCATCTAAAAAATCATTGTAAAGATTGCCCGTTTTTGGTGACTGATAAGACAAATAATATGAAATATTGTATTTGGGGATATTGGTACCCAGCTGGAATACCGTTTAATAATACTATAGAAAGGAAAGATAAAAATGGCTAATACACCGAAAAAAGAAGTGTTAAGAATTAGTTCAAGAAATTTCAAACACTTTCTTGAAAATAAGGGCGTATCAATTCGTAATCTGGAAAGAATGACTGGAGAATCAGAAAGATCGATACGTTCGCATTTAAAAAAAGGGGAAATGCCGATTTCCTCATTTTTTAAAATTTCCGATTATATGGATTGGACGATAAAAGAAATAGCTCTTATAGTATGGGAGTGTCCATTTCTTACCTGTAGAAAATACGCTGAATGGATGGAATTTCTTGTAAAAAGAGATATGGGGTTAAGGTTTAAAAGGGAGATAAAAGAAAATGAAAACTGAAAAAGCAATTTGCGTGTCATGTCGCAAAAAGGTTGACTTCATTGTCCGAGAGGGTGATGACGTCGCTCATATAAAAGATAGTAAAAGCAAAACATATCACATTCCATATGTAAGAAAATACGCTTACTGCAAAGAATGTGGTAACGAAGTATATGTTCCCGAAATCGAGGACTATAATGCCAATGCACCTGTGAACAATCTTTACGGAAAAGGGCATATGAAATGATATCTGGATTTTTAAACGGGGTTTACAGTTACTATAAAACATATGCTGATATGAACCGTGGCGGGAATCCCGACGCTAAAAAAGGGTTCTATGCTAAGCATAAAAACAGAAGAACCGTAAAAAAGACGACAAAAAAGAAAGGAAAAAAGAAGTAGATGTGGGCGATAATTGTTTCCGCATTTCTCCCTTTTATAATATTTTTATTTGTGCTTTCTGAAGGACTGGTAGAATATATCAATACCAAAAAAGCACATAAAAATAATGACAATATATATGATTTGTTTATGTCGTCTTTGTTCAGGATAGTCATAAAGCATCGTTCCCAAAACAAACACATAATAAAAGTATATGTTGTCATTGACGGAAAACGGTGGTTCCTTGTAAAAAAGTTTGTCCAAAAAGGGAATGTTGACGTGAGTAAAATACATGTTAGCAACAAAGTTGGATGTATCGACACGTCTTTAATACCAAAAGAAATAAATTCCACGAAATGGATAAAAACATCGGAAAGGACTGAAGAGAATGATAGTCATTGATATGCCTTTTCCGGCTTCCTGCAAAGAATGCCCATTCGCAAGAGAAGCAGGCCTCGATTGCATCGTTTTTGATAGAGATGATTCTGAAACGCGTTTCATAACCGGCAAAGTTTTTGATGCCGGATCAAAACCGGAATGGTGTCCGATAATCGGACAGGTGTCAATTTTAGAAAGGAATGAAAGGAAAAGGAGGAGAATCGATGAGAGTAATTCGTGAAGGCCATAACGATGTCGAGTACGTATTCGATTGTGAAATTTGCGGATGTGTATTCGCTCTTTCCACAAAAGAGTTTGCATGCTCAGACAATTGGGGCGTAAGATGCCCTTGCTGTGACAATTTGATCGGAAAGAATCTCGCTTTCAAAGATCTCAAAGGTCGTTACAAAAACGACGGCGAAACGATCAACGACAAACGTAAACATGGCAAAGAAACCATCGAGACCGAAGTCAGAGGGGCAAAAGTTGAAGTCATACGATAAACTATAAAAAGAAAGGATACAAAGAAAATGAAAGTTTTGATCATCAAAAACCAGGACAAGAACGGAAATGTTCTCTACTACTGCGGAAGCTACGCCGGAGGAAAAGTCCCGACGTGGAGCAAGGATCCCAACAACAAAAAAGTCGCTCGGTTTCTCAACCCGGCTGAGGCGAAAACGAAATTCAAACAGCTCGTTGAGCTCGGATACGAGAATTTGAAGATCGTCAAGGTCGAGTTGATTCCGAGAGGCTCCACGAAATGAAAGAATATTTCATTTATGGCAAAGGGAAAACGGGGAAAGATCTCTACTTCTGTGGGTATCTTTCCTCGTGGCATGTCCCAATGTGGGATTCCGACCCAAACAATGAGCATGTAGTCAAATACCCTAGCAGAAAGGTAGCAAGACAAACGCTCAAATATCTCGAAGAAAGATATGGGTATCAATGCTTGAAAATCATGAAAAAGAAAGGATAACAAAAAAAAAATGAAAAAGCCGTACTGTCACTATGTCGTCTGCGCGCGCTTTGACAAAAAAGAAAGCATTAAGGTGATCTATTACGAAATAGAGGGCACTTTAACTTTCGTTCTCAGTGAGTTAAGGCGTATCAAGAAAAAAGAGGGGATGGACACCTATTTCATCGAAACTATGGATTCTTTTCCGGATATGAAAGAGAGACAGAAACAGAAATCGAAATTCATTTCCGAGTACGTGCCCATAAAGGACCACACCTGATGTCCAGAATGATTTGTTACAAGTGCCCTGGCTGTGATCAAGTATTCTTTAGCAGAGAAGAATTCAAATCGCATGTTATGGGCGAGATGGAAGAACATATCGAAAAACTCAATGATTTTGCAGGAGAACTCAGTGAACTGAAACTTTCACTAGTGATTGACAGGAAATTGATTGATAATCGATATTTCATTCATCTCATCGATGAAGATCTTTCTGAATTTTTGAAGGCGGATTCCATGCCATTAAAAGATGGTCAAGATTTGACTTATCTTCTTCATGAAGAAGAGTGATCAAGATCGGAAAGGAGAAAAATGATTTATCCATTTAGCGTTTACCGCGCGTATACTGGCGATAATTTCTTTTGGGTCGCAAAATCTACCGTATTAGAAAGAGTTATCGGACAGGGTAAAACTGCAAAAAAGGCGATTCGTGAATTGAGAAAAAATGAAAAAGCCTGGCTTGATTACGCAAAAGCGAATCAGGATTCGATTTCTATTCCCAATGTTCCGGTCGTCAGCATTGACGACAAATCGATTCTTGAAGTATTGCCTAAAATTTAAAAGGAGAAAAAAGTATGCTCGAACGTGAATTTCGTGGAAAACTCAAACGTGACAAACATGGATGGATCTATGGAGATCTCACTCACAACTACAAAAAACCCGGAACAGTCGCGATTCACTACTCGATCGATGGGCGGTTGAGTCAAAGATCGGCATATGTCATTCCTGAAACTGTGGGTCAATTCACCGGCAAATATGACAAGAATGCGGTAAAAATCTACGAAGGCGATATCATTGTCATCCATTACGATATGGACGAGAAGAATAACGCCATCGGATATGGTACTATTACGTACTGTCCTAAAGAGGCCGCATTCAAAATCGACGAAGGCTGGGGACCCGTTCTTCTTCTCGCAAGTCTTCTTCCCGAGCAGATCGAAGTTATTGGTAACAAATTCGACGGAACAAATGATTCAATTGTGAAGCCCGTCGAAGCAAGAGTAGAAATCGAATAATTTTTAGCCGGTATGGTGGAATTGGCAGACACCACGGACTTAAAATCCGTTGGAACTTAAATTCCGTACCGGTTCGAGCCCGGTTACCGGCACCACATAGGTTGTGGAAAACATACCTTTACTATGGTATGCGGAGCCGCTCATGCCACAATACCTGGAACCATAAGAAGAATTGGGTTTTCTTTCATTTTTCCCAACTGCCTGTTTTATGAAAAAGTTGTGGCCTTGCAACAAAATTTGGTGCGCAAAATAAACCGCTCCTTATATGGAAACCAAATAAAATGAAAAGGAGAAACAACCATGAAAAACTTCATCTTCTTGCTGATCTATGCACTTTTCTTCTCGATCATCATCAATCTCTTCGTCTACAGAAAGGACGTCAAAAAGACGTTCCTTGAGTTCAAGAGAAGATATAAGGCGTTGAAAGAGGAGAAACGCAAACTTCGCAAAGCGTTGAAGTCAACCAAACGGAAGAAGATCCGTAACATTTCCGCGGTCAAAACCTAAAGAATTTGGGGCTGTAAACACACGGCCCCTTTTCTTTTTTGGAAGGAGGATTTATGGACGACAAAAGCATCAGCTATTGCCCATACTGCGAAGCGTATCGCAAAACCCATGTGACCAAGAAAAAGAAAGAGGTCTTGAAAGTAAAAGGCGTCATCATCAAGCTGTATGACGTGGATGTAAGATTGTGTGACAGATGCAATCATGAAATCTACGACAGCGTGCTTGACGGGGTAACCCTTGATAAGGCCTACAAGAAGTACGAAGAAAAAACCGGACATAGCGTCCGCGAAAACGTTTAAAAAGGAGTAAAAAAATGATTTTGAAAATTGTTCTCATCGTCATTTGCAGCATGATCATTCTTACCGGAGCGATCTATTTCTCTATTCTCGCATTTCGGGCTATTGAGAAAAAAAGAAAATACATCAACGGCCCGGAAAAACTGATGAAAGTTCTTGTCGACGAAATCAACAACAAGAACATCATCATTCTGACAAATCTTTATGACACACCGGCGGAAATGACAAAAGACAGTCCTGTTCATCAGTTCCGGAAGCTGTGTATAAAGATTACGAAAAAAGAACCGGCGATTTTCACAACAAAACGTGAATACATTATAAGCACTATTCGCGGCGTCGTGGAAAATGTCGACTGGTACTTCAAGTGGAACTTCAAGGGAAAGAAAGGCGAGAACGACTATATTTGCCTCTATATTCCGTTGGAGTATAAGCAGGCCATGTTCTCGTTCTTCAACAAACTCGAAGAAAAAAGAAAAGCAGCAGAGGAGAACAAAGATGTTCAGGATAAAGAATAAGAAAACTTTTCTCATTCTCTACTGGATCCTTTCGTTTACCTGGGCTCTTCCGACAACGATTCTCGGAGGACTGATCGGGCTGGTTCTCATCATCACCGGTCACAAACCTAAGAAGTTCGCCCCCGGTCACTGGAACTTCGCATTATCCAAAGACTGGGGACTTGAACTCGGTCTGTTCGCCATCGTCGATAAAGACCGATCACCGGATCTGATGGCTCATGAATATGGACATCATCTCCAAGCGTGTTTTCTACTCGGTCCGTTAACTTTGTTCGTTGCGACAATTCCGTCCGCGATCCGGTTTTGGATTATGACCTGGTTCCCCAATAGCAGAATTGGTCAGCAGGACTATATCAAAGACTTCTGGGTTGAGCAGGATGCTACCAACCGTGGCGAATGGTTTTGCTACAAAGATTTGAACCACTGGAGAAAGGAAAAACAAAATGACAAGTCTGAGTGAAAAGGGGCTTGAAAAGTCGATCATTTTATCCGAAGCCAGTTGCATGTACTGGTCAGATAATAATGGCGGAATGAATGTCATATTCGTGAAAACCGCAGAAAATGACATGAATGTCTCTCTTCGGATTCGCGGGTTTCTTACCTTGCGAGATGTTTATTCGAAACTCGGTTTGAGAAAACCGGCCATACATGCCGAAGATCTTTACTGGGGGTGGAAATACGATCCCGATGATCCGGAACTTTTCAAAACGCGCATCGAACTCAATTACGAAGGAAAAGAAAATCCGATCAAATTCATCGAGTTTTCCAACAACAGTATCAAAGAGCTTGAAATCACGCTCTGCGCCCCTCACAACCTGATCAGCGAAGGAAAAGAAGGTTTGCCTAAATACGATTTCTGGCATAGCTCCAATTAAAAAGGAGGGATGAATATGGGAGTTTTCGCGTATAACGGAGATATAACCATTAACGGTTATAGCATCGGAAAAAAATACTACGAGACGACTGCCACATCAAAAGAAAAAGCAAAAATGCAAATCGCCTGGCAAGTCAGGGTTGAATACGGAATAACTCATCAACTCTGGAAAAAGGTCGATCTCCTAGACGAACCATATCTGAAACCGATCGTCGCCAGAAATGTCGTCGTTCCCGGAGACGAAAAAATCGAAGACGGCAAACAAATCGGTTTCGATATTCCTTATCCGCCCAAGAGCAAGGGGTGATATATGAAAGCGAAGGCCATATTTTTAAATACGTCTGTAGTCACCAGTATAGCTATATATTTCGACATAGATGACGGAACAAAAGGCTATTCCGTTGGCACAGCGTTTTCAAACGATCGTCCTGTATCTTGGGCAAAAGAACTTATGGAGCATTGTCTCAAAAATGCTGTTGAAGACCTTGCTTCTAAATATTCTTTGGCTGAGAAAGGTTCATAAAAAGAAAGGAGTAACAATGGATATTCGCATTGATCAATTTTGTTTGACTGCGGCTCAAGCGCAAGCTCGTACATCTACTGTCCCACCGCGTGAAATCATGGACATAACCAACGAATGTCTGAAAAACGTAGGACATAAAATAGAGGAAGCTGCTGACAAAGGATACATGTACATTATATACAATGTATATGAAGAAGTGACTGAAAAAATCAGAACCTTAGAAAGCAGCAAAATATATTTTTCGGTGAATATGGACATGGCTATGGGTAGAGTTAGAGATTATCTCGAAACTATGGGCTATAGGGTCAGATCATTTGATTCTGGTGAAGAAATATTGCATCGAATTTCTTGGGAGGTATAAGGATGATAACACCCGAAGAAGCAGTAGCATTAACCACAAACACAAACAACGAAATTGCCAAAAAAGTTGATGAAATACTCAACAATGATATCGATGCATGCATCAGAGCAGAGGCGGCAAGAGGTAATAATGAGGCTCGTTATTATTTCAGAGTTCGCCGCGAAGGTGCTGATGATACGCACGAGATCGGAGATCCGATTGTTAAAAAATTCACAGTCACCATTGCTCGTTCAATTCAAACTAGACTCATGGAAATGGGATGGGATTCAAAACTCATTCCTAGTGCAAGAAACGGATTCGATATCGTCGGCGTTGCAATCTATTGGTGAAAGGAGGAACACATGGGGACATACGTAAGATGGACCTGGGACGGTAGTGAGGATCACATTCTCGTCCAGACCAATCCGATTTATTTGCACGATGTGCAAAAAGAATTCGTGAATCAGGGTTATTATGTCGATAAGATCCACAGAGTCGAAGACAACAATAACGTCGTATTCATCGAATTCTACAAAGAAAAATAAAAACAAGGAGGATAAAGCAATGAACGAACTCAAACTCGGTGTCAATCTGCAGGAGGTTCTTGACGAAATCAGAACCAACATCGGAAAGGGCAAATCCACGCTTCTCATCGGTACGACAAGCGGGACCTATGCCCGAGCGGTCAACATGAAGAACGGATCATTCGACGGCTTCGCGATGTACGCAGGCTTTTCCAACAAGATGCTCAAGATCCTGAGGAAAAAGTTCGGAAAGTACGAAGACGTCAAAGTCGAATTCGGTAAAGGATGGGTAAAACTCATCTCGATCGGCATCTGATGAAAAGTCTTTTCAAACTTTTCGGCGACTTCATAGCAGGAGTGTGCACAATGCTGTTTAATATCGTAGTCATACTCATATGCTCGGTATTACTGTTTATTGTGTGCATTCTTGTCATTCCGTTTATCATTCTCTTCCTACCTTTTTTGTTTGCCGGGTGGTTACTCAAACATTGAGATAGCCATTTCATAAAATTCGAAAGGAAGAAAAACTCATTATGACGTGGAAAGACGATTCTCTTTGCGACATCTACGTCCAAGAAGCAGAGAAAAAAAGAGTGTTGGAGATTCTGAATAGCATGAGCTTTGCAGAAGCCAAAAAGAAACTCGGAATCTACGACGACTACTATTTGAAGAAGCTTCTTTCTGGCCAGCTCCCTATTTCCGGATACGTATATTTCTGCGTTGTCCCGGAATTGGTTCATGGCCCGCAAACCCACTATTGCATACATTGTGAAAGGATCATTGTTGCAAGACGTGCATTATATTGTGCGGAATGCAACGAAAACAGATTCCTTGGACAGCGTATGGCAGCAGAACTTATGTCTCTGTCTTGCATTTTATCTTCAACAAACAAGAAAGGTAGGTAACCAAAATGGTTCATCATCTCGGCGTCTTTTGCAATGAGCTTGATGAGGAAGTTTTCAACAAAAACCATGAATTCGTCATCAAGCTTGTCAAGGCCTGCAAAAATCCGATCAAAAAGGTCGTGATTTACACCCTCGGTGAATGCCATGACTTCGTGGAGTTCCTCAAAGTCAATTTCGGGTTTCTTTTCTATGCTTTTTCTACGAAAGCTGTAAAGCAGTACGGTGATATCTGGGAAACCGTTTATAAGAAATAAATCCGACAGTGGAGAGGGGCTTGAAATACAGCCTCTCTTCTTTTTATCCCGCGCGAAAAAATCTACCTGTATAATGAAGAACCCAACAAAAACAAGGAGGAACAAACCCTATGAACACCGCAATGATCTATGCCGTACTTAGCTTCGGCATCTGTTGCCTCATCGTCAGGTTTTTGGTCTGGCCGCTTTTTAAGGGTATAATCAAGACCATCTCACGTCATCTGTGAGAAAAATTTAAGGCACCTATAGCACAGAACCCACATGGTGCCTTGGATTTTGTTGTTACAACTTGTTTTCTTTTTGCGCGCATAATACAGCTATGTTAATGGAAACTTAAATACGAAAGGAGAAACACTATGCAAACCCAGCAGACCGTAATCATGAAGGATCACGCATCGTCATCTCACATTCGGTATCAGAACGCGAAAGCCGTGTACGACAAGTCACGAAACCCCGAGCAGGCTCTGAAAGAATTCGACGTTACCGCCGACGAAAAGGCGATTACGGCATTTCTTCTCAGAGAGGTTGGCTCGGCATACGTGAAATTCACCACGAACTCGTTCGGAGCCAAGTGTGTGAGATACACGCATGTCGTCGAAAACTTCTATGACGGAACTCCGGAAATGCATCATTGCGATCACATTTTCGGCTAAATTTCCGAAAAAGTTGGAGAATTGTTGAAAAATACAACTCTCCTTCTTTTTTAAGTTTTTGCAAAAATTGGGCATTTTTCGCGATTTTTCCGTGGAAAACGATGGAAATGTGATATATTTTAAATTCATATAGAAAAAATAACATATTTATAAAAAAGTTTATAAAAATTTTCATCGTTTTTCACATGATTAAAAATGCGCGTGAAAAACACGTTTATTTATGGAAACCTATAGCTCAATTGGTAGAGCAGCCATTAAATGGTACAACAAAGATGTACAGGTTCGAGTCCTGTTAGGTAGGACAACTTATTTTCTTTTTATCCCGCGCGATATTAACTGGTTGTATAATGGAAACGCCCAAATAAAATAACAACCATGAAATGCTTTTAAGAATATTATTAAAAGAGGGTATGTGGCTTAACAACAGTAAGTAAAGCGATACTTTATAAGTATAGATATGGGTAGCGCAAGGCTAGCAGTAGACCCATCATACAGTTATTTTTATTTTTTGCGCTAATTATACATATATTATTAAATTTTATCCCGCGCGAATGAATCAGGGCCTTTTATGAGGAGACGTAATAACATATCTTGTTTTTACGACACTGTTACCGCGATAAAGCGAATAAAACAGGTCTCCTTATCACTTTGGCCATATTAGAAAGGAGGAACTAAATCATGGTCGAAAGAGATTTCCAGCCAACCGTCATCAAGCTGATTGAAGAACGGGTGCCTGGATGTGTGATCGTAAAGAACGATCCGAATTATAGACAGGGTTTTCCGGACTTGTCTATTTATTATGAGGATAAGTATGCGATCCTGGAGACAAAGAAGGATGAAGACGCAAGGTACAGACCAAACCAAAAAACCTATCTGGAAGAATTTGCGAGAAAAACTTATGCAAGAAGGATAGAACCGGAAAACGCTGAGGAGGTAATCGATGGGCTCTGTGAATTTTTCGGGGTTTAACGATCACTCCAAACTTCGTGGTCTGCACGCATTTATGGGAGGAAGCAAGTATCATTGGTTAAACTATGACTCAAAGAAACTTGTCGATGCATTTTTAAAATACAAAGCTGCTGAGAGAGGAGTTGAACTCCACGAATTTGCAGCAATGTGTATAAGATTAAGACAGAAATTGCCGCATTCTCAAAAAACATTAAATATGTATGTGAATGATGCTATCGGTTTTAGAATGGATCCTGAAGTAGTTCTGTTCTATAGTGAAAACTGTTTTGGAACCGCTGATGCAATATGCTTCAGAGATGGGACATTGAGGATTCATGATTTTAAGTCTGGAGAAGTGAAAGCTCACATAGAACAACTTCAGATTTATGCAGCACTGTTTTGTTTGGAATACAAAATCAATCCGATAGACATTAACATTGAATTAAGAATCTATCAAAATAATGAGGTTCTTTATGATATTGCCGATCCTGCATTGATCAGAATGATATGCGACAGGATTGTTGAATACGATTTATTAATAAAACGGATAAAGGAGGAAAACCATCTTGAATGAAGAATTGAATGAAGTCTTCGAAGAAATGGAAGACGAATATTTGGCTCATTATGGGACCAAAAGACATTCCGGACGTTATCCGTGGGGATCTGGTGATGAACCGTATCAACACGAGCCTGGTTATCCTGATACTCCTCCTTTTGCCACAGCGAAAGCTTGGTTGGATGATTATGACAGACTTGTAAAGCAAGGGATCAAAGAAACAGAAATCGCAAAAATGTATGACTTTGGTTCGACAACGAACCTGAGAGCAGCACATCGTGCAGCGGTTGTTTATGCTCGTAATGACGAGAGAAACCTTGCTTTAAAATACATGGCCGAAGGAAAAGGTCTTCGTGAAACCACGAGACTTCTCGGTTACAAAAATGATAGTTCTGTTAGATCATTATTGAACGAACAGACTAACATTAACAAAAACAGGATTTTCCAAGTTGCAGCACAAATCAAAGATGCTGTTGACAAGTACAAAAGAGTTGACGTTGGAGAGGGCGCTGAAGTCGATTTGGGTATTTCTCAGGAAACACTCAATCAGGCTCTATATGTTCTTCAGGCAGAGTATGGATACAAAGTCAAAGGAAGACGTATTCCTCAAAAACAGAATCCGAAGCAAATGACAACTGTCAGAGCGGCAGTTCCTCCTGATGCTCCGGACAACATTCTTTACACGCTTGATCTTGAGAACAGAATCTATAGGATGAAAAACTATGGAACAGACGATGAAAGCAATGATCAACCGGCCTTAAAACCCACTTTCTCCAAACCTACAGTTCTTGATAGAAAAAGATTAGGAATTGTTTATAAAGATGAAGGTGGCGCTGATAAGGATGGATTGATTGAGATTCGTCCCGGTCTTCAAGATCTTTCTCTCGGTTCCAACAAATATGCTCAGGTTCGCATAGCTGTTGCAAATGATAAAGGTGAACCGGCTTATTATTTGAAAGGAATGGCTATTTATAGTGATAATCTTCCTCCCGGAAAAGACATCATTATAAATACCAACAAACCGAAATATGTTCGTAATGACAATGGAGATATTGTTAAAGACGAAAACGGAAATCCTGTTATTACTCCCGATAGCAAAGCTTTAAAGGAGTTGAAAAGGGTAAAAGAAACAAAAGAAATCGACTGGGATAATCCTTTCGGTTCTACTATAAAAGAAGGTGGCCAATATTGGTACACCGATAAGAAAACTGGAGAAGAAAAACTTGGTCTTGTTAACATGACAAGAAATGAAGGAGACTGGATTGAATGGTCTAAGAACCTTCCCGCACAATTTCTTGCAAAGCAAGATCCTAAGTTTGTTAAAAACCAGTTGAAACTTACCATCGAGCAGAAAATACAGGAATTCGACGAGATGAAAAAGATAACGAATCCCGTCGTTAAACAAAAGATGCTTATGGATTTTGCAGGAGATTTGGATAGCCAAGCGGTTCATCTTAAAGCTGCTGCATTACCGAGGCAAAAATATGAGGTTTTATTACCGGTTCCGTCTTTGAAAGATAATGAGGTATTCGCCCCTAACTTTAATGATGGAGAAAAAGTAGCACTCATACGATTCCCGCACGCTGGTCCGTTTGAGATTCCGATCCTTACTGTTAACAATAAAAACAAAGAGGCTTTGGAATCGATAGGGAAAACAAGTACCGATGCTGTTGGTATAAACCCTTATAATGCAAACAAACTTTCTGGAGCAGACTTTGATGGAGATACGGTTATTGCTATACCTCTGTCAGATAAAGTCAACATTTCTTCCAGAAACTCATTACCCGGTTTAACAGGTTTTGAGCCGAAAGAAGCATATCCTCCGGAATATAAGATTGACGCGCAAGGTAATTACGTTTACGACGAGGATGGAAAGCCGATCATTGTTTCCAAGGTAATGTCTAAAAAGATGTTGCAAAGAAAAATGGGCGAGGCTTCTAACCTTATTACCGATATGACTTTAATGGGTGCGAGTGATGAAGAGCTTGCAAAAGCCGTGAAAAACTCCATGGTTATTGTTGATGCTCCTAAACACAAACTTAATTATAGAAAATCGGAATTGGACAACGACATTGCCAAACTAAAGATGAAGTATCAGGCTCACGACCTTGTGAAATGGGATGGATCTGTTACTAGAAATTCTACATCTGCAGCAACATTGCTGTCCGCAGCAAAAGCAGAAAAGTCTGTTCCTGTTCATGAAGGAAGACAAGTTATTGATCCTGCAACAGGAAAACTTGTATGGACTCGTGAAGGATATAAAAAGAAAACTTACACGGATAAGAAAACTGGCGAAGTTAAGGAGAAGATTGCTACAGCTAGATCTAACTGGATGAGCGATACAGACGATGCTTTTACACTTGTCCGCGATAAGAATAACCCAATAGAAGTGGCTTATGCCGAATACGCAAATGCATTAAAGTCACTTGCCAATGAGGTACGTAAAGAGAAGATGGCTACGGGTAACCTGAAGTATAGTCCCGAGATGGCTATAAAGTATGCTGATGAGGTTGCAAATCTCAACAATCAATACCGAGAAGCCCAAATGAATAAACCTAGGGAAAGGGAAGCCCAAACACTGGCTGAAATATACTATCAGGAGAGACTTCAAGCCATAAGAGAAAGTGGCGAAGAGTTCGACAAAGAAGATGACAGAAAGCTTAGAGATCAGTTGATCAAAAAAGCACGTGCTATTTGTGGAGCATCTCGCTATACGATAAAAATAAGCGATAAAGAATGGGAAGCAATTCAAGCTGGAGCTTTGTCTCACACAAGAGTTGCAAACATTCTCGACAGAGCTGATCCGGAAGACTACAAACGAAGAGCAACTCCGAGAAAAGAGTTCAATTGGACACCTGTTTGTCAGAGACTTGCTATAAGTATGCGTAATTCTGGTTGGTCTAACGCCGAAATCGCTGAAAGAATTGGTGCTTCTGAGTCTGCAGTTATCAAATTCTTGAAGGAAAGGAGTTGAACATAACTATGTCTAGAACAGTAGCGATTACAACGATCGACAATCCCTTCGATCCCATCGATCAGTTCAAAGAATGGTTCATGTTCGACACCGCAAAAGGCTACAACACCTGTGCTTACCTTGCAAGAGTGGCTAAGACTTCGGAAATGCTTCCCGATGAAACAAATGATGCCGAAACTGAACGAGCAATTGACGAAATTGTCAAAAATGATCCGTTAAGAATTTACAAAAAAGTAGTACACACCTGAATATAATATCAAAAAGACAGGGGGAGGGGGTCGCCTAAAAAGCACCCCCCACCCAAATCGCGGCACCCTCCAAAAATTCTCCGGGGGTGTGTTTTTTAGGGCTGGGGCAGGTCGCACCCGCCGGTTTTTGCTAGTTTTATGGAGGCCAATGGGTCTTCAAGCCCAGAAGATTTAAACATTTCGGTGTTTGCTTTCTCGCTTGGTCTTCACTTCCTTT